TCCGTCGATTACGTTCAACATGCTAGCGAAGACATCATGCGACGCAGTGATGCGCGCTCTTGAAATCGCGCATGCTGACGGCGACGAAATGTGCGATCAAATCAAGATCAAAGTGACTGCGATCGCCAATCTGTCTGATCGTGTGCCTAATTATTTCCAGCGGCCCGAACGCGGTGGCGACGACGAGGCTGAACAGTTGCGCGCTGAACAGAAGCGCCGCGACGATCTGCTTGCGCACGACATTCGCGAAGCAACACGACCGCTTTAATGTTTCATCGCGCGCAGCGATTCTGCGCATGTAGCACAACACAGGAGCATCGAACCATGACGAAGAATAAAGACCCGAACGAATTGAATAAGAATGCGCCCCAGAAGTCAGCCGCAGCGTCGCCAGCAGCGTCGAACGTCTTCACTGACACGAAAGCAGCAGCGCAAGCGTCAGAACCGACAGGCGCGCTGAAGCCTTCAACTGCAAGCGCTGCGCTTCCCGCTAAAACAGGTTCAGCGACGAACGACAATAAGATCAGCACGAAAGAACTGGCAGGGCAATTTCTGCTCGGTGACATTCTGAAGGCAGCGCTGAAGCGATTCAAAGTCGCTGCCGTGCCGTTCTTGAAGATGTCGCAAGCTGATCAAGAAGCGATGCTGAAAGACATCGACAAAGACGTTCGCGAAGCAGTGCGCAACGCAGTCGAACTGATCGCGACTGATGCGCGGGTCACGTTTCGCGCTGCTTGCGAACAAGTCGCTTTCAAGCCTGACGGCGTGAAGGCGTCGCTTTCGATGCCGAACAACATGCAAGCGCATGCGCTGGCTGACGCTGCTGGCGCGACTGTGCTTGTCGTGATCGAAGACGCGAAGCGCTATCTTCACGCTGGCGATGCGTTGAAAGGTCTGCCAAATCAGCCGCCCCTGTTCGACACTGCTGCAAAATAACCCACAGCGCGCAGATCATCGCGCGCAATTTGCTTCACACTTTTCAGGAGAAAATAGCATGAAGAAATCATCAAAATCATTCAGCGTCGTCAAGTTCGTCAAGACGCTGATCTGTCGCTTCAACATCAAGCGCGGCAAGAAGCATGCGTTTGTCGATGGTCGCTGCAAGTGGTGCGATCACAAGCAACCGACGCAGAAGGCGAAAGTCGGTGCAGCATGAAGATTGTCAATCTGACTGCCGAAAACATCAAGCGTCTTGTTGCTGTCGACATCACGCCTGACGCGAACATCGTCACGATCGCTGGCAAGAACGGCGCTGGCAAGACATCAGTGCTTGATTCGATATGGTGGGCGCTGGCTGGCACGTCGCACATTCAGTCGCAGCCGATTCGCAAGGGTCAATCGACCGCGCGCATTCGTCTTGACATGGGCGAACTGATCGTCGAACGCAAGTTCAACGAAAAAGGATCGACGCTGACAGTGCAGACTGTCGAAGGCGCGCGCTTCCCATCGCCGCAGGGCATTCTTGACGCGCTGCTTGGTGAATTGTCGTTCGATCCGCTTGCGTTTTCACGCATGCCGCCGAAGCAGCAGTTCGACGAACTGCGTCGCGTTGCTGACATCGACATCGACTGCGCTGCGCTTGATCGTCAGAACGCGCAAGACTACACGATGCGCACTGACATCAATCGACAAGCGAAAGCGAAGCGCGCGCAAGCTGAAGGCATCGCTTTCAACGACGTTATTGCCAGCACTGTGCCGCCCGACGAATCAGCGCTTGTCGCACAGCTTGAAGAAGCTGGCAAGACGAACCAAGCGATCGACGCACGTCGCAGCAAGCGCGATCTTGCGCGTCTTGAAGTCGAACGCTGGCGTCAGCAGGTCGACGTCAACAATGAACAGATCGTCAAGCTTCAGCAGCAGATCGATCGACTGAAGACAGAATCGAAAGACTTGACATCGAAAGCGAAGTCGATCGAAAAGCAGATCGAAGACGCTGGCGATCTGCCGCGTGAAGTCGACACTGCTGCGATTCGTTCTGCGATCACAAACGCGCGCAACATCGCAAGCGAAATCGAAGAACATCAGCGTCGTCGAACAAGCAAAGAAGTGTTGCTTGCTGAAACGATTGCGCTTGAAGACGGTGCGCGCGCGCTGACTGTCGCAATGGAACGACGCGACGCGCAACGAATCGACGCGATCAAAGCGGCGAAGCTTCCGATCGCTGGCCTTGGTCTAGGCAATGGCGTCGTCACATTCAACGACGTTCCGCTTGAACAGACAAGCAGCGCCGAACAGTTGCGCATCAGTCTTGCGATCGCGATGGCGTCGAATCCCAAGCTGCGCGTCATTCGCATTCAAGACGGCAGTCTGCTTGACGACGACAGTCTTGCGTCGATCACTGCTGCTGCTATCGAACACGACTATCAGATATGGATCGAACGTGTCGACACAAGCGGCAAGATCGGCGTCGTGATCGAAGACGGCGCAGTGAAGGTGACATCATGATCGACACACTTGCAACAGTCGCGACATCGACAGCGCCGACGAAGTTCTGCAAAGACTGTCGTCACATTCTGCTTGATTCGTGCGACGAACGACGCTTCACGTCTGCTGTCTGCACACATGACGCGACGAAGATCGAATCGATCAGTCTTGTCACAGGCGAAGTCGTCGTCGATTATCACTTCATCAACGTCAAGAACTGCAAGATCACGACACAGACGCGACCGCCGTTCGCATGGGCGATGCGCTGCGACATTGCGCTTTGCGGTCGCGACGGCAGACTGTTCGAAGCTGAACATCAATCTAATGAAAGTGAGGCCGCATCATGAAAGCTGGCATCGAATATTTCTTGCCGATGAAAGACTACATCGCAGCAGAAGCGATCAACGCTGGCTTGCTGCGCACGATCGTCGATCAGTGTCCCGCCGCTGCGTGGCATCAGTCGTGGCTGAACCCTGCGCGCGTCAATAGCTACACAGCAGCGACAGACACAGGCACGATCGCGCATGGCATCTTGCTTGAAGGTTCGATCGAAAGCGTCGTCGCGATTGACCCGCGCGATCATCCCGCAGAAAAGACAGGCGCGATACCTGACGGATGGACGAACAAGTCGATCAGGAACGCGCGCGATCTGGCGCGATCGCAAGGCAAGATTCCTGTCCTTGCTGGTAACTTTCTTGTCATTCAAGACATGATCGCCGCAGCGCTGCGCTTCATCGATTCGCTGCAAGATTCTGAACCCGCGATCTGGCAAGCGTTTCAGTCTGATGGCGGCAACAGCGAAGCGACGATGTTCTGGAACGAGGGCGATCAATTCGGCAAGCTGCGCGTCGATCGCATCAGCACAGATCGCAAGCTGATTATCGACTACAAGACGACAGCGTTCAGCGCAAAGCCTGAAAAGTGGGCGCGAACGAATCTTGCGTCGCTAGGCTATTATGTCAGCGCAGCGTGGTATCGACGCGGCGTCGAAGCGCTGTTCGGCACTTCGCCCGAATATGTCTTTCTTGCACAGGAAACATCTGCGCCGTTCTTGTGTTCGATCGTCGGCGTCGATGCTGAAGGGCTTGATCTTGGCGAACGCAAAGTCGCGAAAGGTCTGAACGTCTGGCAAGAATGCTGTCGTCACAACGTGTTCCCTGCATACCCGCAGCGCGTCGCATATGTTTCGCTGCCGCCGTGGGAAATCAACTCTTTCAACGAACAGGAAGAAGTCGACACGATCGAACAGTCGATCATCACGTCGCAAGCGACGCGCGACTTCGCTGCGCAACAACAGCGGGAGGGATTGCAACCATGACGACTATGTTCAAACCAGCGATTCGCGAAAACGTCGGACTGTTGATCGGGCTTGCTGGCGGCACAGGCAGCGGCAAGACGTTTTCAGCGCTGCGACTTGCGAAGGGCATGTCAGGCGGGAAAGCGTTCGCGCTGATCGACACAGAAGCACGACGCGCGCTGCATTATGCTGATCAGTTCAAGTTCGATCATGCTGAACTGCGCGCGCCATTCACGCCGAACGCATACGCTGACGCGATCTGCGCTGCTGACGCTGCTGGCTATCCTGTGATCGTCGTCGATTCGACTTCGCATGTATGGTCGGGCGACGGCGGCGTTCTTGATTGGCAAGAACAAGAACTGACGCGCATGGCTGGCACAGATTGGCAAAAGCGCGAAGCTTGCAAGATGGCATCGTGGATCAAGCCGAAAGTCGCGCATAAGCATATGGTTCAGAAATTGCTGCAAGTTCGCGCGCATCTGATCTTGTGCTTTCGTGCTGAAGAAAAGATCGAAATGGTCAAAGAGGGCGGCAAGATGGTCATTCGTCCGATGCAATCGCGAACAGGTCTTGATGGTTGGATTCCGATTTGCGAAAAGACGTTGCCGTTCGAACTGACTGCTTCGTTCTTGCTGACAGCAGCAGCGCCGGGAGTGCCGCACCCAATCAAGCTTCAGGAACAGCATCGCGCGCTGTTCCCGAAAGGCACTGCGATCGATGAAGGCATGGGGCAAGCTGTCGCAGCATGGGCGCGTGGCGGCGTCGCCAGACCCGCAGCAATACAGTCGCAGCAGTCAAGCGACGATCGTGCGTCTGACGTCGATCCAAGCAGCGGCAACGACACAATCAGCGCAGAACAGATCGCGAAGATCGAAGAAGCGCTGAACGTGACAGGCATCGCGCCAGCACGACTGCTGATCAACGTGTCGAAGATCGCGAACACGACGATCGACATGATCGCTGACATTCCCGCTGATCTGTTCGATCGTGCGTTCGCGTGGATCAACAAAGTCGCGACGCCGACATCATGAAGATCAACGGATTCACGTTGACTGACATGCAGAATTGTGTCGATCGCGAAGTCAGCTTCCGAAAGCGGATATATCCGCGTCGTGCGCAGAATAAAAGCATCAGCGCAAGCAGCGCGCATCACGACATCGGCTGCATGAACGCCGTTCGAATATTTCTGACGAACTGCGCAGCGAAGATCGACGCGAAAGTGCAGCGCATCGAACGACTTCGCGGCGCGCTGAAGTGGTGCAGCGGCAGACTGTTCGATCGTGACGACAACGAAGGCGCAGACGAAGCGCTTCGCATGGCTGGCGACATGGACGACGACGCGATCGCGAACATGATTGAACGCCTAGAACAATCGGAGCAGAAATCATGAAGCGACTGATCGTTGCATTCAGACTGTGGCGCGATCGCGGTCTGTCTTATTCGTGGCGCACAGCATGGCGCAAGTCGAAGACGACAAGCATCGTGCGCTTCGCTGTTCCGTGGGAAGGTATGGCGATTCGCTTGCTGACGCTTCTGGCGATCGCTGGCGCGTTCAAGTTCGGCGTCGATGTCGGCGTCTTCGTCGAACACGATCGACGCGTCAAGCAGTGTCAGGCGCAGCCGAATGAACGCTTGATCGCGACGCATCAGTTCCCTGACGGTTCGATCTTGTGCGAATTCGGCAACGGTTACGGCATGGCACTGAAGCGACGCAAAGCATCTTGATTCACAGCGTCAAATGACAGACGGCGATCAGAACATCGATCGCCGTCTTTCGTTTCGTGTCGCGGGTTATTTCTTGAAGACGCCTGTCGCGTTCAGCACGTTGACCAGCACACCGATCACGCCTTGAATCTTCGGCCATAGATCGCCGACTGAAGCGTCGATGCTGATCAACACTTGACGAATCGCTTCAAGCTTCTGTTCACCCTTCCCGCTGCCGGGGATCGCTTCTTCGATCGCTTTGATCGCGACGATCAGCGCTGGCAACAACTGAAGCACTTGCATGATGATTCCCATCTTTTGCCCCTTTCAGAAAGTGCAGGTAATCCCTGCGAAAATGCCGTCAAGCAGATCGACGATCGAACAGTCGCGTCGAACTTCACATTCAGGGTTCAACAGCAGACGACCCTTCGGTCGGCACTCCAACTGTCTTGCTTGTTGTTGCAGCGATGATAGCGTTGAACACGCCGTACACAGCAGCAACACCACCAGCGAAAGCTTCAAGCGTTGCCTGATCGATCTGCAAGTCATAGCCGAACCCTTTCGCGATCACGATCGCAGCGCCCAAGAACGATGTCAGCGCACCCGCTGCGATCTGTCGATTCTTCCACGTCTTCGACGACGCAAGCTG